GATTGAATATGGGACAACAACAAGCGTGCAGACGCCAACCGTATTGTTTCCAGATTTGACGTGGCGCGGCGATACAATTTTCGTTTGAGGGAGGGCCCATGACGGAGGGGATATTGGTTGTCGTGCGACCGTTCGCGGGTCACAGCCCGGGGGATTTGATCGACAACCCGACGCAGATGGTGGCGGTACTGGGCAGTGAGCATGCCCATCACGTGGTGCGCGTGGCCGGTTTTGGGCTGGTTGTACCGCACGGCCGAGAGGTATGACATGCAGATCAATCAACAAGGCAGCTTGAATACAACGGGTCTTATTGTACCCGATTTGTATGTCCAGATCGTGCCGCCCCAAAATCTGGTGCTGAACGGCGTGCCGACGAATTTGCTTGGCGTGGTCGGCACGGCGCCCTGGGGGCCAGTGAACCAGCCCGTTATCGTTGGGACCATGGCCGACTACGCCACTGCACTAGGTACGGTGATGGCGCGCAAATACGATATGGGCACGCAAGTGGCCACCGCTGTGCAACAGGGCGCCTCGGGTTTCCGCTGCGTGCGCGTAACCGATGGGACCGATACGGCCGCTACCTACGCAATAGGGTTCGCGGGGGGTGCCTATGCGGCCTTGCTGACGGCGCGATACACTGGTTCGCAAGGTAATTCTATCGTGGCATCGCTCGCTTCCGGGAGTGCCATCAATACCTGGCGGCTGACCATGGCGCGGCCGGGGCAAGTGCCAGAAGTTTTTGACAACCTTCCAGGAGTGACACCGCTGGTGTTCTGGCAGGCGCTGGTGACGGCGGTAAATACCGGCACCGGATTACTGCAGGGCCCCTCGCAATTGGTTGTCGCAACCTTAGGCACGGCAACGGGCACCGGCCCTGCGGCATTCACTGGCCAGCCATTGTTGGGCGGGACGGATGGCGCGGCGGGCGTTACCGCGCGGCAACTGGTGGGCCAGGACAGTCTGCCGCGGACGGGCATGTATGCGCTTCGGGGCCAGGGATGCAGCCTTGGGCTACTCGCCGATGCGGACGATGCGACCCAATGGGCCACACAGGCGGCCTTCGGCGCATCCGAGGGCGTCTATATGATTTTAGTGGGTCCAGCCGGCGACACGATTACCGATGCTGTGACGGTAATGCAACAAAGTGGGCTGAATTCGTTTTCAGCAAAATTGATGTTCGGCGATTGGATCTATTGGTCAGACCAGAGCAATAACATAACGCGTCTGGTTTCGCCCCAAGGCTTCGTGGCGGGACGGATGGCCAATCTGTCGCCCGAGCAATCGAGCCTGAATAAGCCGATCTACAGCATCATTGGTTCACAGCGCTCCGGCATGCCGGGAACTGGTCAGTCGGCAACCTACAGTGAAGCCGAACTACAGACATTGTTCCTGTCCGGCATTGACGTGATTGCCAATCCGCAGCCGGGGGGTGCTTATTGGGGCGTGCGGTGCGGACATAATACATCGAATAACCCAGCGACCGACGGCGATAATTACACGAGAATGACGAACTTCATCGCCGCCACGCTGGCCGCGGGAATGGGGCAGTTCGTGGGGCAGGTGATAAATTCATCGTTGTTCCAGCGAATCCGCGCGACCCAGCTAAGTTTTTTGCAGGCTCTGCTTGGCCAGGGGATATTGGGCAGCATCAACGGCCAGCTGCCTTTTTCCGTTATCTGTGACATCAGCAATAACCCACTGAGCCGCACGAGCCTTGGCTTTGTGCAAAGTGATGCGCAAGTTCAGTTCCAGGGTATCAATGAGAAGTTCATCGTTAACGTAGAGGGCGGACAGACCGTAGCCGTACAGCGCCAGGTGCTGCCTGGCGGAATGAGTTGAACTGGGCCGCATGATTATCTGGGAGATAGCTTGCCATGCCAATTAATTCGTTTTCCATCGGCCGGGACTGCCAGCTTGTTGTCATGGGGCCGTTCGGGCGGGTGGATTTGACATATGTTACGGGCTTTGAGAGCCGCCAGATTACGCAGTCGGTCCGGCTCGATCGGCTGGACGGTGTTCCCATGGGGGCGGAGTTGCCGAAGGGCTGGGAAGGTAGCTTCGAGGTGGAGCGTGGCACCAGCGCGGTGGATGATTTCATTGCGGCGGCCGAGCTTGCTTTCTTTACGCAGGGCAGTTTGCCGGCCGGCACCGTTTACCAATACGTCGCCGAGGTAGATGGATCGACGTCGACCTTTCAGTATAGCGGGGTGGTGTTCAAACTGGTGAATTCGGGCTTGTGGAAAGGCGATGCCAGCGTGAAGCAGAAGCTGGAGTTTTTCGCCACGCAGCGGCAGCGCGTTTGATGAATACACCAACTGGCGCGCTTTTGGCGGCATCGGACAGCGTGTTGACGACGCGGGATAGCGGCGGACGGGTGTTCACGGTGCGGCGGCTGGGAGCACTTGACCGGCTGCGGCTCTTCAAAGCGATCGGCGCGGAGCTGGCGGAGAACGCACCCTATCTCGGCATGGCGATGCTGGCGGTGTCGGTCAGCGCTATCGATTCGGTACCGGTACCGCCACCGGTTACCGAAGCGCAGCTCGAGGCATTGGTGCAGCGGTTGGGTGATGACGGCATCGCCGCTGTCGCCGAATGTCTGACGGACAATGGCGGTGGCAGCGAGGCGCGCTTAGACCCGGGAAACTGAGCCGGCACCCCGATTTGGTGGACAGCCTCTATTTGGTCCGCAACGGGGTGCCGTTCGATGTCGCTTTTACTTTGCCGCCGGATGAGCGTGCCGCCTGGGTGGTGGTCATGGGCCAGTTCGACGGGCTGCAGTTCGATTGGCGCGACCATAGCTGGACGGCTGCCTGATCTGAAACCCGCGCGATGGCTGATCGCCAGGCGCAGGTGGAATGCGGGGTTATTGGCGTGACCGATGCTTTCGACGTAGGACTGAAGCTGGCACGTGGGTCAGCGGAACGCGCGCACCTGGCGCGCGCGCGTCGCGATCTAGCCATGCTGAAGGCGGGTGCCGGCAGTGTGCGTGTGGGGATGGCCAGCGTTATATCGGGGCTGGGCCGGCCCGGTGGTGGAGTCGTGGCCCAAGGCAGTGGCCGGCCGCAGATGATGTCCGGTGCTGCGGACGGCCGCCCTGGAGCCTCGGGAGCCTCTGCTTCGCCGCGGACATTTGCCGAAGTCGCGAAACGCTCTGAATTCGGCCACCTATTCGTTTCGTCGCCGGGAAACTCGGTTGCGTCAACCCGGAGAGATTTATCGAGCGATAGGCCGATGCAGAAGACGGTCGCGATAAAGCCGACGGCGTTGCCTTTGGCTTTTCATGCGAGCGCGTTGCGGAACCACCGTGCTGCACACGGGACGCCGAAGGCGGCCGCAAAAGCGGGCCGTGGCGCTTTGCCGAACGATGCCGCACAGGCGATATCGCCGCCATTGAAACCCGTCACTGGCAATCAACATACGGCACACAGCTCTTTGGCGCCGCAGGTATATGACAGCGCGGTTGCGCCAATTGTAAGTGACTCACGCGCAACTGCTGCACGGGTGAAATGGGAACGCCCAGCAAGCGGCGGCAGCGTTAATGCGGGTGTTACGGGCATCGGCACAGTCGGGACGCCGCCGACTCGTTCGATAATCTCCGCGGCCGCCGCATTACTGGCGAGAGGTGCGCCTGACCGCGGCACTAACTTTGGCGACGCCGCGCGACCACGGAGCTCACGGCATACAGACGCGGTGCCGGGGACCGCCCCGATGGTGGCGGGGCACGAGCCCCGCGCGGGCGGCCGGCGCCGTGCAGCGGCGCAGCCATTTGCACCGCCCGCGGCAACGTTCCAGACGGCGGCGAGTAAGGCGCCCGCAGGCGCCAACGATTCATCAGGCGATTCGACTGCCGCATTGCCATATGCGGCGGCCATTACGGGAAGCGAGTCATCAGCCGTCGGGGGCTTGCCGAATGCTCGCTTCGAGCAAAATGGCGCGGGTCAGATACAAGGCGACGTCTACCTGGATGGAACACTGCTTGGGCGGTGGATGTCTCGTGCGTTATCGCGTGAAGCCGGCCGGCCACCGACTGGCGGAGCCGGGTTTGATCCGCGGCGTAGCCCGTTGCCACCCGGCCGGATGATTGGGGGCTGATCGATGGCCATCCTATTGGGCGGTGTTTTGTTAGATGGCTTCGAGGCACCCGCGGGCCTGCGATATGGCGGCGC